AATCGTTTAGCCTCTAATACATATAGCTTTTTCATAAATGGACTAAATCCAGATACGACTATTGCATTCTTTGCTTTAGTACCTCCAAAGTCCATACCAACATTTATCAATATCATGTCTTCTGGAACTTTGTCTATCATGTAAGATTCTTCGTTGTTGACATACATATTGTAGATAAGTCCTTCTGCTTTTGTCCATTTACCTAAAATATATCTGTCATAAAAAACGCCTGTGTACATGTCTCTATATCGCTGCTTAATTTTATCACTTAAACTAGGATTATCATCGATTGTAAAGTGTATATATTTCAAATTTTTCTCAATGTGTTTGTCAATGTAGTTTCTTTTAAACCAATGCATCGGCCCTTCCGGGTTGCAGCTGAACCAAAACTTAGATTTTGGAACCGAACATCTCGCTAACACCTGGTTAACAAAACTTTCCGGCATTAATACCACTTCATCTAAATAAGCTCCAGCTGCCGTTATACCTTGTACTTGTTGATAACTACTTTCGTCTTTGCCTCCAAATATGTAGAAATAATTTAGTGTCTTACCTCTGGCTATCACCAATAAGTTCTGTGCTGTTTTGTACTTTATTTCGTACTGTTGATGTAAGTACTTTATTGATAATAAAGGCTGTATGACGTTTCGCTTACAAGAAGATACGGATTGCGATGCTATAATAAAATTCTTGTTCTTAAAATTGTTCATTGCCCAAAGTATAAAGCCAATTGATACAACTGCTGTCTTTCCTGACCTAATAGCTCCATCACAAATGACACCATCATATTGTTCGTAACCAAACTTTAATACTTCTATTTGCTTTTCACTGAAATAGTTTGTGTTCACATAAGCTCCTTTATGCATTCTGGGTTGTGCACTGTATGTACTATATATCACAACTTGTATTTTTTTCTATCTAGACGTATTACCTGATACGTTGTAGGATTTGCTTCCAAGTGTACTGTGTAGCACATTGACATTGGTCCCAATAACCATTGTGTGCCGTATGAACAGTGTAGCATATTAACATTGGGCCCAATAATTATTTCGTACCGTACGTGTTGTGTAGCATTTTACCTTTGTGTACGATGTGCCAAACGTTTCCATTGGTGTTGTGCAACATTCGCTCTCCATGTCACAATATGATACAAAGAAATTTTGTGCACTGTTCCAAAAAATTTTTATGCACACTGTCACAATAATGTTGATAATCATTGATGCACAAACACTTTATGCACAAGTATCAGGTTCTAGTGGTGTCAGGTAGTACGTTCTGGGACCTGTTTTTCTAGATGATGTGCACACCGTGTTGTTTGTGTCATATAGTACATAAATGCTCGCAAGCGAATGTTTTGTCCGTCTTACGCGAGCTGTCACTACTCTTCGCTGCTCTTCTTGTCGAACTGGCCTTTAATTGCCATAGTTAGCGGGTCATCTTCGGTGTCGTCTAAGTTGTTGTATGTAATAATGTCTTTCTGGCCCAGGAACTGCTTACCCAACCAGATCTGCATAGTAACGTTGCCCTTCTCCGCTGATTTCCACTGATATCTTCGAAGACTCATTCGTCCTGTCTCAGCGGCCTTTTTATATATGAGACCGTATTGCTCATCCCTTTGTAGAGTTTTAGTGCTACAGCCAAGTATTCTAGCAATCTCTTCTTGAGTACACTGAATCTCGGCTAATCTAGCAACTAACTCGTAATCAATAATAAATTTTGCTGCCATTTAAACCTCCAACGGTTTTCAATATTATTATAGTTAATTATATACTATTATGTCACAATTTTAAAATACTTTTTTTTCGCAATGCACAGTTGGACATGGTTTGGGTCATTTTTGTAAAAGTATTTTTATTTTATATATATACCCTAGTTTTATAAAAATCAATAAAACCATGTAAAACCGTGTCATTTTTAATATTTTTTTAAATATATTTTTTAGTTTTTAAAATAAATGAGTCGATAGAATAACAAACAAATGCGTCGAAGTGAGCCATAGTTAGTAGGTCTAAGAAACGTTGTTGTTCTTTAGTAGCTACATTGTTGCCGACTTTGGTTTCGACGAAAATGACTTTACCTTTTTTGGTAAGAATCATCAAATCTGGCCAGCCTTTCGGTAGGCCTGTCGACATAAATCTGCCATCCATAAGTTGAAAAGTTCCGACATTATTACGAATAACAATCCAGCCTTGTTCGCCACAATATAGTCGTATTTGGTTCATCAGTCGTTTTTCAGCTTTCATCTTTTATACCTTCCTTTCAGTATTTGTTTTGCCCAATAAGTAGGATTTTTATAGCCACGCTTTTTACCAAGTTGAATCAGTTGTTGTAAGTTTTGCGCTCTTCCTTGTTCTAATTTTTTGTTAAATCTTTCCATTCTTTCTATTTTTTCTATTTCTGCTTGTCTTTCTTCTTGTATCTGCTTTTTAGTTTTTTTGTTATCAAAGCCACAATATGGACAAATTGGTTTTGTACCACTATATGCGAGTAAGCATTTTTGACATGTACGCACAATAATATCTCTTTCACCGTTAGGATTTTGCGCTTTTATTTTACCATCTAATGACCAATCGAACACATTTGTTGGCATGCCATGTCTGAATACATTACCGACTAAATCGTATATAATGGCTTTTTTGCCAGGTCTATAACGTAAGGCACGCATTGATTGTTGTACATATAATGATAATGACATAGTTGGTCTTAATAAAATAACTGTATCACAATCTGGTACATCAAATCCTTCGCCAATTAAGTCCACATTTGATAATATTTTAATTTTATTGTCTCTAAAGTCTTGTATAATTTGTCGTCTTTCTGATTTAGGCGTAGAACCGTCGAAATGTACAACTCCTGGAATGATACTTTCTAAATATTTAGAAAACTTGATTGATGGACAATATATAATAGTCTTGCGATTCATATCAATATATTGTTTTATATTGCCATATATCTTAGAAGTTTCGAAAAAACTAGTCACTTCGCTTTGGTCAAAATCTGAGCCTTTCATAGAAAACGTTTTAGTAAAAACCTTAGGAGCATAATATTCGTAAGGTGCCAAATAATTATTATCGATTAGCCAGTCTGCTGATACACCTTGAATCATCGAGTCAAATATTTTACCAAGTCCTTCGCCATTTAGTCTTGCAGGTGTTGCTGTCAAACCGATTACAGGTACACCTTCGAAATAATCGATAATAGATGTCCATGTTTTTGCAGTAGCATGATGTGCCTCGTCAAATATAATTAGAGTTGGCTTATTAACTACTTTGCCGCGTCTTATTCTAGATGCTAAAGTTTGTACCATTCCAATAAAAATATTATCTGATTTTATGTTAAATTTTTCAAATGTTTCTTTGGTTTGGTCAATAAGTTCTTGTCTATGTACAAGAAACCAAACAGAATTATTAGGATTTTTAGCTATATGCTTACGAGACATATCAGCAAAACATACGGTTTTTCCTGCTCCGCAGGGTAGCACAATTAACGGTTGTCTTTTTCCAATTTTAAATGCTGATTGAGTTTTTATCACAATATCTTGTTGATAGTCTCGCAATTTCATATAATCACCTAGTAAAGTCTTTCCAATACATTTTCCCAAAAAGTTGATGCTTTGCTATATAATTCGTCATAGACATATAACAACTTATAATCTGTTTTTATTTCTTCTGGTAAATATCCAAGTGCAATAATTTTATCTGTTAAGTAATCAAAAAAGTTTTGAAATTTAATCTTGCTGTTGCCTTTTACTCCCATTTCAATTGCTGTTTCTCTCATAATGCCATATAACAATTTTCTACTCTTAACAATTTTCCACATGTTAACGTCCAGTTGAATTAAAAGCTCCGTCGCCTCTTTGTTCGCCAGTATCTTTTACAAAATTGGCAATAACAATAGGCAATACAACTAATTGTCCAACCCTTTCATTTTCTTCTATTGTCACTTTTTTATTTGTTGTATTGGTCACAATTGCATGTATTTCTCCGCGATAGCCAGAATCAATTGGCGGTATATTGCATATAATACCACGCTTAGCGTGACCACTTCTAGGAACAATAAATGCTGCATAGCCGTCTGGTAATTCTAATCCAAAACCTAAAGGTAGTGCTTTAGATTGATTTGGTTCAAAATATACCTTTCTTATGTTGTATACATCTGCACCAGCATCATTATAATGTGCACGAAATGGGACTTGGCGGTATCCGAAGTCAATTATCTTTATATTCATATAAGTACCTCCTTAAAATCTATTAAAAACTGTTTTTTATCGAATAGTTCTAGT